TCAAAGCTGATTTAAAGATTTTATGATCTTATCATTCTGATTATTTTTGTATTCTTTTAAAAGCTGAGCATAAATGTCCAGTGTGGTAGAAATTTTAGCATGACCTAGTCTTCTACTAATCGAATAAATATCTACATGATGAGAGATCAAATACGCTACATGAGTGTGACGTAATGAATGAAAATGATACCCTTGCTTAGTTATACCAGCCTTACTTAAATTCCGTTTAAGCGCATCATTTACGGCACATGCAGTGGGTGGCATTTTTGTTCTTGAAGTAGCAAAAACAAAATCAAAATGATTTGCTTTCAATTGGCTAATAATGTTTAAAATTTCATCATTTACTGGAATTTTACGAACAGAATTCTTGGTTTTAGGCTTACCCATTTCTTTACGATCTTGATTCCATGATTTTGTGATCGAAATTGTTTTATGCTTAAAGTCAATATCTGACCAGTGAAGAGCAGATAATTCTCCAAGCCTTGCACCAGTATATAGACCAGCTAAAATTAAATAGTTGCTTGTATATCGTGGCTGCAAATTTGTTTTTAGCTCACTAACCAATGCTTTAATTTCATGCTCATTTAAGTATTCAATCTTCTTAGTTTTATCGTCATTTCCATGAATGGTAATCTGATTAGTAAAGTTGCGACTAATTAATCCATCATCAATAGCTGCAAAAACACAACTTTTTACTAAAATGTTCATTTTATGAGTACTACTAGTAGCATGATCTTCACCGTACCAGTTGATAAACTTCTGATACATAGTACGGTCAATATCTTTTATTTTAGTAGTACCGAAAAACTGCTTAATATACTTAAAACGCTTGTTGTAAGTAAGTTTTGTAGCAGGGCGAACAGAAGGCAACTTGTAAATTTTGATCCATTTATCACAGTAATCAGCAAAAGCAGGGTTCTTCACCACATCCACACCAGAGAGAGCAGCAGCTTCCATTTTGATGCCGTACTGTTGTGCTTCAACTTTAGTCTTGAAGCCTCCCTTTTGTTTCTGCTTAAGTTTAGAAACCTCTTTTTGTAATTTAGGATCCCAGACTGTAGCACGCTTGGAGTATCTAACAGCCCATTTCTTATCACGCTTATATACATATGCCATTTTATTTTTACTCCTATTTTTGCTAAAATAGGGTAGACGAAATAAGCCAATGCCAGTTGGTTTCTCGTCACTCTATTACATTATAAGTATTATTAAGTTTACTGATTTGCGCTCACTTACTGTTCCAGCAGTAGGTGGGCTTTTTTGTTTTACTGAACAGATCTTGCATAAGCACGTAACTGTGACCATGCTGATTTATTATTAATATCTGTAGTCCATAAGCCCATTCTTACGAGCTTACAGTATTGCTTCCAAGTAAAATGATAAGTTTTACCAATTCTATGAGAACTACCAGTAAATAACCCTGCATCAAGGTAAACGTGTTTTTGATATACGTCATACCATGATTGGCTAAAACTTGGAGTGAGCCACATGGTTAGCTTATCAGCATTATTGTGATAAGCCATGCCAATACCAGTAACTCGTGTACCAACTCTACGCATTCTAGTGACATGAATCATTTGACCAACTCTCAAAGTTCTGGGATTGCTCTTATTTTGCTTCCAATTATTCTTAGCATAATAGCTATAGTAATAAACCGTTTTTGGTTGAGTAACGATAGCTTTATAAGTCTTTTCCCAACTAATAGCAGATACATTATTTGACCTAGCTAAAATACCAAAACTTGCAAAAGCAACAGATATTATAAATGCCAGTAAAAATCTTTTAGATTTCATTATCTTCAACCCCCACACTTCAGGTTTAACGTCACTGTGGACGTTTTAAAACACAACAGGGTTATGCAGACTTTGAATACAATAGCTTCGACAAATATCCATTTTTATCGTGTTATTATTTCTAAATGCTAATGTATATTCCAAAGCAGCATTAATTGACATTCCAATAGTATAATGCAAAAAGTTTTTAAGTCTGTTATGTAATGCTGCTGAGCTCATTCCATAAATGTCTTTCATTTGATTAAATGATTTATTCATGATTTCTTTTTTTAATGAATCTTCTGGAACATAAACATTTGAAGCAATTATATTAGCTTCTGTTTCAATAGGCTGAAGCTCTTCAGGGTAAGGATTTCCTTGGCTCTTTTGCGCATTTATTAAAGCAACAGAACTTTTATATGTGGGGTCGTCTAATGCTTGATAAGCATGTGAAAGCTCATGAATAATAGTAAATATTATTCTTCCCCAAGTATTAATACTTGCATTTAAAAACATGATTGGTCCACTAGCGGGAAAAAGGGTAAAGCCGCAGACTCTATTTGCAAAAGTAGTACTTACTTCATCAATAGATTGCGCTGTAAATGAAATATTTCTAGCAGTTAATCCATAATTAAAATCATTTAAAGCATTTTGACCATTATTTTCAAAAGGAAAAATTAAATTAGGTGTATAAGCACATATATCGCATGGCCCGATTATCGAATAAAGATAGTTAATAACCATTGGATACCTTACCTCTGATTTAGGTACATTGTATTTTAAAGCAGTATCTTCAACTATAGAATTAGCAATATCATTGCTACTTTCATATGAATCTTCTGGTATTAATCTATATTCGTATCCAGGCATATTATTTTTCACTCTTTCTACGTCTTTTAACAATTTGCTTTGCAGTGTTCATCAAAATACCTAAAGAATCTTGAAAATCTTGTTTTTCTTCATTTGACATTCCATCGGTTTCTTTTCTAAACATTGCTAAAAGTTCTTGATCATTTTTACTCAATGCCACTGAATCATCAGCAACATCATCTAAGACTTCACTTAAAGGCACTTTGAAAAAATTAGCAACCTTTTGTGCACTAGCCGTTGAAGGCTTTTTCGTTTCCCATTTGCTAATGATTCCGTTACTTAAATCCATTTTCCTTTCTAATTCAGCTACTGATTTTATATCAGGTCTTCTTTCTTTCCAAAGCCTCATTACATTGTCTTTCGCACTCATTTTATACTCCTTTATTTTGACGCGACATAAGAAATAGAACAAAATCTAAAATAAATGCTTGCAATTTAGAAAACGGGCTATTATAATAAAAACTGTTCAAAGGAAACATAGCAAAAAATCTTTTGAACTGCCTTTTGTAAGCATAGGTCTTACGATTTGGCTTATTTCTTATACTCATATAATAGAACAAATTCTATTATAAATCAATATAAAATCTAAGAAAGGAGTCTAATATGTCACTTTATTCAGCAGTTAAAAGTGTTGCCAAAGAAAGACACAAATCAATTTATCAAATTGAACACGACTTAAAAATGTCCAACGGAATGATCAGCAAGTGGGATAGAAGTATGCCACGTGCTGATTCATTACAAGATGTTGCTGACTACTTAGGAGTAACTACTCAATTTTTGTTTAAGTTAGCTAGAGAAGATAAGGAGGAAAAGTAAATGGAAGCTTTAAAAGTTTTAGGAACCGAGAAAATCGGCAAATTCGAATTCACGGGAATCGAAGGTGGATTTGGTGAAGGCAAGAAAGCAATGCTTGTAAAAGATATTGCTTTGATTCATGGCAGACCAGTTAAAGCAATTAATCAAGCGATAGAGAGACAACTTAACAGATTTAAAAATGGAATAGATATCTTAGATTTAAAAGTCGAAAATTTTGCGGTCACATTGAGTGACCTCGGATTTAATCAAGGGCAAATCAATGCATCTAAACATATCTACCTACTTTCAGAACGTGGATATGCCAAGTTACTCAAAATTCTTGACGATGACAAAGCGTGGGATATCTACGATGAATTAGTAGATAACTACTTCAACATGAGAGTAGCGATTAAAGAAAATAACCCAGCTATTGTTAATCAAGAACGACTGAAAATTATGAAAGATAATTCTGCTACTAGAAAAGCAAATATTCTTTATAAGATTGCGATGGCAACTGAATCAAATAGTTCAAAACAAGCTTTACTAGCAAAAGCAGCAGAAACTATTACTGGAGAAATGACGATTCCAATCATGAAGAAAAAATATTACTCCGCTAAAGAAGTAGGAGACAAACTAGGTATTACAGCAAATATGGTTGGAAGAATTGCCAACAAATTAGGTTTAAAAGCTGATCAGCCAGGACAAAATAAGTACGGTCGCTGGGCTAATAGTAAGTCTCAGTATTCAGATAAAGAAGTCCCTCAGTGGCTTTATACCAATGATGGTCTGAAAGCAATTAAGAAAGAATTGGAGAAATAATTATGGACTATGAAAATATTAAAGATGCACTCAAAGAATTAGTTACTTTATAGAAATGGAGTGATCAACATGCAACTAGCAATTGAAGACCATTCAAAAAGTCAAGTAGTTGATCTAGTTATGAAAAAACGTGGTTACGTTCCTGAAAATCAAATAGTTGGACGAACCATCAGCATTCAAGAATTTGCTCAAAAATACTGCTACCCACACGGATCTGCTTGGGTAAAAAGAAATATTCTCTACCCATTCCAACCTGATTGGTGTAGCAACATTCACCCAGGACGGGGTGGCAAAATGACGATTTTTGAACAAGATGCTGCAGTTTGGATGCAACAACACAGAAAGGAGATAGATTGGGATGCAAAATAAGAATTTTTATCGTGAATTTAATAAGCCAATTCATCAAAATCATATCAATATGGATGATGCAATTTTTAAATTTTTCATTGCTGTAGTTCTTCTTAGCTTAAGCCTTTTATCATATGGCTTTTGGGACGCACTATTTCAGATTCTCTAGGAGGTAACAATGGAATTAAGTAAAGAAACACAAAGCAAAATTTGGGCTACTACTGATGTAGTTACAAGCCAGTACGAGACTAGGAGAACATCATGGAAGTCAAAACAGGAAAAGAACTAGCTAAAGAAATCAACTACCAAAAAATTGAAAAGCAGCGTGACTTTTATGCTGGTTGGGATTGTTTGACGGTAGTTGTAGGAAATGCGGTTCATGCAATCGGTCAGGATTGTAAGTACAGAACACCACTTGATTTTATTGAAGAACAATTAGCTGATGATCCTGATAAGTTCATGATTCAAGGGCAATTCACAGATGCCAAAGACATGTACAAGTACTTATTTGAAAATTGTGATAATTGTGAAGAATTAACCAGTTTCCTTGAAGATTATTTTGACGGAATGGAGATGGCTGACTATGGAAGATAAGGATCTTAAAGACTTTCAAAATTGGATCAAGAAAACTCAAGATGACACTAACGATTGGGTAAACTACTTAGTTTATGAATCCAAAAAAGTAGGTAAGACCTACGCTGGTGCAATCAGATACCTTCAAAGAAACAAGCCTGATTTTCCCAGAAGTTACAAGGCTACTCCCACAGAAAATGTGAGCAATGTAGTGCAAAGCATCTATGAAGAAGCAATTTTTAAAGTACGTGATGAAGCTTTAGGTAAGGAGATTAAAGACAATGACTAACTTAGATAATTTACAAGACTTAATTGATCAACAAGCCGCTACTGAATTTGATGTTAAATTTGATGGCGATTTTGATAATGCTGATGCAAGAATTGCTTATCAAGCCGTAAAGAATACACCTGAATTTAAAAAGTTCAGAGATGTAATGGTTAAACAATACACAAGAGAAATTACTAGCAAGTTTCTAACCAGCATTGAAGGCATCAAAGATTTAATCAAGCAAGCAGGTGAGGAATAATGCCAGCATTTGATTGGAAAAATGCTCCTAAAGAAAACTACCGTTGGCTTGTCTACGGTGTTCCTGGTGTTGGTAAAACAACACTCAGCAAATACCTCAAGGGCAAAACATACTTGCTAAGTTTGGATAATTCTTTTAGAAGAATTCAATTCTGGCAAGACAAAAAAGATATTTGGGTTATTGATCCGAACAAACCGATTGAAGATTTAAACCAGTTTGTTGAATTCTTTGATCCAAGTCAATACGACAACTTAGTAATTGATAATATAAGCAATTTGCAGAAGTTATTCTTCGTTGAAAAGGCTAGAGAAACCAAGACAACTTTAGATAATAAAATGTCTGACTACAACGAGTGGACAACTTATCTAACACGGTTTATTGCTTATGTCTTTAAGTGGAATATTAATATCTTAGTCACAGCGTGGGAAGCACAAAATAAAATCACTGATCCCAAAGGGCAAGAGTTTATGCAATACGGACCAGACATCAGGCCTAACCCAAGAGACTACTTACTTGGTAACTGCGATGTAGTAGCTCGTATGATTCAAAATCCACAATCGGGAGGACGTGGATTATTCATGCAGGGAAGTATCGATACTTATGCCAAAAACCGCTTAGACAACAGAAAAAACTGCAAAGCAGAAGATTTATTTAAAGTTGGTGAGAGTCAATGAGTTATTGGATCAGCGTAGTTAGTCCTGACTGGAAACACCATGAAACTGGCTCAATGAATATGAGCTGTTCCTGGAATTATTCCAATATGATGTCAGCTCTCCCATGTGGCTGGGCTTACGAGTGGCAAGGTAAGAAAGCTATAGACATGATTAATCCAGTTTATGCAAGCATCGTGGAACTCAATGTTAATCCAGAAAAATACAAGAAGTATGAGATTAAACCAGAACATGATTTAGGATCAATCAAAATTTGTAAAGAGATATTGCAAGATGCACTGGATTTATTTCAGAAACATCCTGACGATATTATTCGAGTGGAATGATTAAGATGCTTCAACTATTTGATTATCAGCAGAGGTTAGTCACTGAAACTCGTAAGGCTCTCTCTAATGGAAATAAAGGCGTGCTGATTGTAAGCCCCCCTGGTAGTGGAAAATCAGTTGTGATAGCAGAAATTGCACGTTTAACGACACTTAAGAAAAATAGAGTTTTGTTCTTTGTGCATCGTCAAGAGCTAGTTAGACAGATTAAAGACTCATTCATCGAGCAAGATGTTGACTTACACTACTGCACGATTATGACAGTTGGCAAAGTAGCTAACAGATTAAACATTTTACCTAAGCCTAATTTAATCATTGTGGATGAAAGTCAACACTCAAGAGCTAAGACTTATCGTAAGATCTTTGATTACTATTATGACGTGCCGAGATTAGGTTTTACTGGCAGTCCATGGCGGCTATCTGGTAAAGGCTTTAAAGACATTTATTCCGCTATGGTTCAAGGACCAACTACCAAGTGGTTAATTGAGCATCATAAACTTGCTCCATTTACCGTCTACGGCTACCAGCTAGGCAATAAATCAACATTAAAAAGCGGGTCAACAGGAGATTATACAAAAAAATCTTTAGACAATTACACTAAGTCAATTATACATGGTGACATTGTAAAATCATGGCTCAAGTTTGCTAAGGATCGTAAAACAATTGTTTACTGCCACTCAACAAGTTTCAGCAAAGAAGTGGCTCAAGCTTTTAGGGATACAGGAATTAACGCAGTTCATGCAGATGCTAAAACTCCTGAAGGTAAACGTGACAAAATCATGAAAGCTTTTAAAAACGGTGAGATTAAAGTACTATGCAATGTTGATTTAGTCAGCGAAGGCTTTAATGTGCCAGATTGTTCATGCGTAGTATTGCTTAGACCCACTGAGAGTTTGGTAATTTACCTGCAGCAGTCCATGAGAGCAATGAGGTATCAAAAAGGCAAACATGCCGTAATCATTGACCAAGTTGGCAACTTTGAACGTTTTGGCTTGCCTGATACCAAGTATCACTGGACTTTGAACGGCCGTGCCAAACATCCACACAGAGAGGGGGGTAATACTGATGCAATTGCTATTAAGACTTGCCCCGAGTGTTTTGCGGTAATTAAAGCAAGCAATGTTACTTGCCCGCTATGTGGTCATGATTTCTCGGCAGAAATTCGTAAGATAAAACAAAAAAAAGACCAGAAGTTACAAGCGATTAAAGCTCAGCAGATACACATTAACTACATTTCTACTAAGAAACCAGAAGAGTTAACCAGTTTTAGAGATTTAGCCTTATATGGGAAATTACATGGTTTTAAGCCAGGATGGGCATGGTATAAAGCTAAGCAGAAAGGATTTATTTAAGTAATGCGAATTGAAGTAAACAATCAGAATTACATTAATCCAAGGAAATTAAGAGAATTTGATATTTTCTATGATTCATATAGCGGACACTACTTTCACATTCTTAAAAGAAATGATGGTTTTTCAGGCTATATGCTCTCAGATATAGATGAAGAAAGCATAGTGATGATTGGCGACAACATCTACTACATGATAAGTACTTGTTTTGAACATCCCGATCAACTGGTTTATGTACCACATGATCGAGTAAAGATTGTAATTAACAACAAAAGATAATTTAAAAGGAGACAACTAAAATGGCAGGATTTTTAAACGTAGATTACAAGAAAGCAACAGATACTTCAATTTTATCAGCAGGAACTTATGAAATGGGTATTCACTCAGTTCAAGGTGATGGTTCAAAGAACGGTCATGAATGTATGGTATTCGATATGATCGTTCGTAAGGACTTAGATAAAGTGCCAGAATTAGCTAAAACCAATGCTAAGCATCATGGTCAGCATTTATTCGTAAGAGTATGGACTGCTAAAGATGCAAATGGCAATGATACTGGTGCTTACAAGCAATCAGATTTAAATTACATTGCTAAAGCGGTTGGTATTCCTGATGGTGCTGATGTCAAAACCCAAGATGATTTCATGAGACTATGTGAACATAAGACTGTTAGAGTCCAAGTTGGTGTTAATACTAATGAATACAATGGCAAAAAACGTAAGCAAAATAGTTGTTTTGTAAATACATGGAGACCAACTAAATACCCATTACAAGGCTCAAAGCCTGCTAATACTCAACAAGAAGACCCATTCCAAGGCAATGCAGGCAGCGACACTGAAATTAATGATGATGATTTACCCTTCTAAATCTAGAAAGGAAATGTAACAATGGCTAGCAATAGATTAGAAGATTTAAACGACATGCTTTTTAATCAATTAGTCAGATTGGACAGCGATGACATTAGCAATGAAGAAATGGCTAAGGAAATCAATCGTAGCAAAGCAATGACTGACGTTTCTCGAACCATTATTGATAACGCCAGAGTTGTACTCGATGCTGCTAAGTTTATGGATAACAGAATTGATCCAAATTCTGAACTTCCTCACATGATTGGAGTTGAGGCACCTCATGACGCAAAGAAGAAACAGTAAAGGCCAGTTTGTTAAAGGCACGACACCTTGGAATAAAGGTAAAGACTTCAACCCTGGTGGTAGATCAGTTGAAACAAGATTCAAAAAAGGGCAAAAGCCACCTCAATATCAAGAGATTGGCGCTATTGTTAAGCACAAAGACGGTTATACATATATCAAGCTAGCTGAACATAAATGGCAATTGTATCAAAGATATATCTGGGAAAAGTATCATCATAAAAAGCTAAAAAGAAGTCAAACAGTCTTTTCTTAGATGGTAATAGAAATAATTTTGCACCAGATAACCTGATGGCTATTTCAAGAAAAGAACTAGCAATCATAAATCATGAAAAACTTTTAACAAAAGGCAGTAGTGATTTATCCAGAACAGGTATTCTGATCGCAAAACTAAAACTGAAAATTAGCAAGCGAGGTGAAGCAAATGACTAAATTTACTAACTACTCTTTAATTCCTAAAGAGCTAATTAATCTTAAACAATGGGGGCTGTTCCAACTGAAATGGCTCCCAGAAAGAGAAAAGTACACAAAAATTCCTAAAAATCCTTACAACTTTGGCGCAGGGAAATCCAATGATCAGCGAACTTGGTCTGACTTTGATACTGCTTTGAGGGCTTTGCATAAATACCCTCAAGCAGATGGCTTAGCATTCTATTTTGCAAATGGCTTCGTAGGTTTGGATGTTGATCACATTGATTCCGACCTTGAAGATTATCAAGAGGGCGACACTGATCCAAACAACCTTGTTAATCACTTTAAATCATTAACTCATAATTCTTACACAGAAATTAGTCAATCTGGTAAAGGTCTGCATGTGATTTTTAAAGGCAAAATTCCTGGTAAACATCGTAGACATGGCAACTATGAAATGTATGAATCGGGTCGTTTCTTTGCTTTGACTGGAAATACAATTGGCAAGCCAATAATTAAATCACTTGATAAACCAGCAATGACTAAGCTGTATGAGTTTTGTTTTGGCAAAGACAAAGTTACACCATTGCATCCCGAAAATACTGATGATGAAGCAATTGATTTGCCAATTTCTGAAATTATCAAGCGTGCTGAAGATTCACCTAGTTCTGGCAAGCGATTCACGATGTTCATGCAAGGAGGTTGGGAGCAATTCTATAATTCTCAGTCTGAAGCTGATATGGCGTTTGCCAATGACTTAGCTTTCTGGTGTGGACGAGACATTCACAAGATGGATCAGATATTCAGAAGCTCTAGCCTGATCCGTGATAAGTGGGATCGTCAAGATGGCGCAACAACCTATGGCCAGCGAACACTTCAAAAAGCAATCAATGAAACACCTAATGTCTATACCCCCAATTCTGAAAACACTGGCAATTATATTTTCAGTTTCAATGAAAAGAAACAAAAGCCTAAACACTATACACAAGATGACATGGGCATGGCACAAAGATTTATTGATCGATATGGCAAAAACTTCCTTTATTCCTACATTGATAAGGAGTGGTATATCTACAACGGTTCTTATTGGTCACCAGACATCAAAGGATATATTGAAACGGCATCAGATCATGTGATTAAGAACCTAGCTAAAGATAGACCTGCTATTGATCCATCTTTACCTGAAAAAGATCAGAAGAAAATTATTAACTCTTGGAATAAATTTGTAAATCATGAACGCAGTCATAAGGCAAAAGTTGACTTAATCAAAGAATTGCAACACAGATTGCCTGTTACTCACTCAATGTGGGATCAAGAGGATATGTTACTAAATACACCAAGTGGCTATGTTGATCTTACTAACGGCAAACTACATCCACACGACATTAAGAAAATGTTTACTGCAGAAACTGGCGCTGAGTATTCCGACACAATTGACTGTCCTAACTGGTGTAAATTCTTAAAGCAGATTTTTCAAAATGATGAAGAAGTAATTCATTATGTTCAAAAAGCTATTGGATATTCATTTACTGGCTCAACTAAAGAACAAGTAATGTTTATCCCTTATGGCAATGGCCGTAATGGTAAGTCAGTAATGTTAGACACAGTTCAAGATATTGCTGGCGGATATGCAAAAACAATGAATGTTTCTTCCATTATGACTAAGTACAACAACAACGGTGCTAACTCAGACATTGCCCGACTTGAAGGAAGTCGGATGGTTATCAGTTCTGAAGCTAACGAAGGTCAACGATTAGATGAAGGACTAGTTAAGCAACTTACTGGTGGGGATCGAATTGTTGCTCGCCAAATGTATGGTAAGGAATTTGAATATCAACCATCCTACAAAATCTGGATGGCTACTAACCATAAGCCTTTAATTCGAGGCACTGATGAAGGTATCTGGAGAAGATTAATCTTAATTCCATTTGATTATCAAGTACTTAAAGACAAGATTGATCGTAACTTGAAATACAAGCTTGAGACCGAATCAATGGGTATTCTTAACTGGATTGTCGAAGGTGCAATTATGTGGCAGGTTGAAGGACTTGAAGCACCAGAACAAATCAAGAAAGCTTCGCAAAAATACCGTGAAGAAATGGATGTCTTATCTGGATTTGTAGCAGACTGTTGTGAACTTGGCCTTGGCTTCACAGCTAAGAGTGGAGAGTTATACGATTCCTACAAAAATTGGGCTGCGGATGCTAACGAATACAAAATGACGCTTACTCGTTTCGGTAAAGAAATGACTAAGAAATTTCACCGAAAAGTTAAAGATGGTTACAAAGTTTATGAAGGTATTCGAATTAAGCAAGACACCCGTTTTAAATGGAATTGAGTGATACATAAGTGACACTAAGTGATAGTTTGAAGTGACACTTTGAGCTTAGAGCCACAAGGCTTTGAGGCGATTTAAGTGATAGTTTTGAGTTTTTTACTATATATATTATATTTTTCTTTTCTTTTCTATATAAAAAGAATATAAAGAGAACCATCACTTACTATCACTTTGCTTACGGCCTCAAGGGTTTAAGGCTATTTAAACTATCACTTGCAACTATCACTTTTAGCAGTCAATAAAGGAGAGTGCTAATAAAAATGATATTAAAAATAAATTTTAAAAACGGTAATAAGCTCCGTTTTGATGCAAATTATTATGATCCATCTGAACTAAAGAACATGCTTAATGATCAAACAGGAATTGGTGACGACTTTTATTACATCAAAGGCCAAAATGGTAGTTGGCTTATAGTTGATTATCAATCTGTACAATCTATGGTTCTTTTAGAAAAATGATCAAATATTCTAAAAATTCTTGGTATTACTCAGACGGTACCAAGATCGAATTTAAATATCACAACCCACCACCTGTGTGGGTGAACAAAGATGGAATTATCAGATTAATTGATTATGACGATAAAAATGATGCTAATCAATTAATTCAAAGATTAGAAAGGATTTTATATGGTTGAAATTACTAAGAACAGCGATTTTTGGACTATATTTAAAGAACTTAGAAAGATTGATTCTGATTTAAAAGCAGAATATGACAATGATGCAGATTGTATAGATAAATGCAATGTAAATACGCGTGGTGCTAGTTAAATCTTTCTAGACAATAAGCCAAATTATAAGCTAAAATTGCAATTTCCAACCGGCTTTGAAAGCCTATCAGACTACGTGCTCGATTGTTCTCGGCATTGTAATAGATCAGAAGCGAAAAGTCGCTTTCAATTGTTCTGCGAATAGCCATCAATTGATGATCATTGTGCTTTTTAGCTCCTGTCATATTTTTACGATATGGTGTCCAAAGTTCATAACCCATTTGTTTTAGCTGTTGATGCAGTTCTTTGCCTAAATAGCCTTCGTCGCCAAGAAGATAGTAATTAGATGGATGGGCATTTTCCAGCAGTTCAACTGTCTCCTTGGCATCATGAACTGATGCTTTTGTTACGACATAATCAAGAATGTAACCGTCATCGCTAACAATGACATGAACTTTGAAACCATAGAAGTAAATTTTCTTGGTGGCCTTATAACCAATGTTGGCATAACCGCGAAAAATTTTAGCACGATAGTTGCGAATTGGTTGGCAAACAGGTACCGGAAAGCTGTCAATGATCAAGAAATGTCCATTCAGGTCAACCTTTTTATTCATTTCTTGCCGTATCTGATAAATCAATTGCAATAGCTGACGTGAACGCCGATTAAAACGTGAGTGTGATAAACAATTGAAACATTCACAGAATCTTCTTTGTGATTCAATTCCTGTCTTAGCTTGCCAGATAAGTAAAGCCAAAATCAGACTGTCCGTAGTTTTAATTTGATCAACATTTCGCCGATGAGTAAACTCAGCCGGTGCATACAAACGATACCAGTGCCGACAAATTATCACTAAATCTTTAAAACTAACTTGTAAATGGTGGCTAAAACGCTTAAGCTTAAGGCAGTTCAATCAGATCAGACTCTTTTCTATTATTACTATTTACAAGTCGAGTCTAACAAGATTGGACTTTTTTATTAACTAAAACGATTTAACTAGCACCACGCGTAATGTAAATAATCTTTCCAAAATTGTATTTATTACTGCAAAGGGTAATTACGTTCCTGTTTATGATTTAACTAAGAAAAAGTGGTTGAATAATGGATTAAAATTTCTGAATCTTCATCAAGAATTTTTATTAAATGATTTCATTGGTCAAATTGAAGCAGTTAGAAATTCTGATCATGAATTAATTATTCCGATAAATGAATCTAATCCTTTTAAGGACTACACAAATCATTTGGCTGAAATTCTGCAAGAAAAGAATGATGCTTATGGCGATGCCTTCACTAAGTCTGTGGATGAAGACGGCTTGCTAGTTCTTAAAATTCGGCTAGGTGACAAACTCAATCGAGTTTCATCCCTTATCAAAAGGGGTGAACTTAAAGAAAATGATGAAAGCTTAGAGGATACATTACTAGATTTAGCAGGATACAGCATTTTGGGATTGAAATACCTTAAGGAGCATAAAAATGAAGGTAATTGATAATAGAAAATATATTGAAAATGATACATATAAAAAATGTGTGAGAATACCGCTGATGCAGTTTTTAATGTAAAGAAGAGTGATGCTAATGAATAATTTAACTATCTTTGATCTGCCATTTTCACCTGAAGTGAAAAATATCAACACTCAGCGGATTGGCAATAAGATTTCTATTTCATTTGAAATACAGATGCCCAAACAATCTGTATCAGGTAGTAACAGTACTAAATCCGAGCATGCTATTCAAAACGAAATTCAAGTAGCCTTATCTAAACACAAGTGTTCTGTATTTCGGGCTAATGTCGGTAAAATCCGTTTGCCTGATGGAAGATTTTTTTCTACTGGTTTACCATCTGGATTCCCTGATTTATTTGGATTTCGCTGGACTGATGGAAAAATATTCTTTATTGAAGTGAAAAATGTAAAAGGTAGATTAAGACCTGACCAGATTGTTTTTCACAAAATGTTACAGCGCCATGGCATTATCCACGGTGTTGCTCGTTCAGTCCATGATGCACTAATGATTGTGGATGGAGAACAGATTGGTTATGGATACTAAAGAAGCTGCTAAAATAATGAAATCTATTGCCGAACACATGAAAATTACAGGAGGTAAAACGATGGAAGTAACAATTGATGCTTATACTTACGATCAATTAAAAGATTATTGTCAACGAATGAACGAACCAATGTCAGTTATTGCTACTAAAGCAATTAAGAAGTATATCGATGCGTCCGACAGTATCAATTCTATGATTGCGAGTGACTAATATGAAATTAACTAATTACCAACGTGCTTTAGTAATAATTCATAAATTAGAAAATCAGTTTGGATCAATCACTAAGGTACCTGAGTCTGATCCTGAAATGCAAGAAATCCATAGACTTTTGCCAATCGGACGTCAATCTGAGGACATTCATTATGAGCGTGCATGTTGGCTTAATAGACAAGGATATTCAATTACTTATATTGCTCAAGTGACACATCATAGCCAAGCTGCCATTGGTAAATATTTTTCTACTTATAATATTAAGTCAAAGCAAGCATTTAAATATCGGATAAAATCTAGTTCTTCTGCAGGTGTTTACTACGGTACATCATTAATTCACTTGGCTAGTCTATTGCTACATAGAACTTTTGATAATACTGCAAAAGCCCCAAAACAACTGATTGTGCATGGCTTTTCTATAAGAACGAACTTTTATGTTTGGTTTAAAATTCCAGATGGTGCATATTACACCTTAAATTATTTAGATCACTTTGCTGTTAAAAACGGTCTAGACTCTTATATTTATCCTGATGCATAACCAATAAGCATTAATTATAATATAATTATTACCTATTGTTATGGATTGCGGAGTTGATTGTTGTGAATATTTGGTCTGATGTAGATTTTGATAAGACTGCTACTCGTGTTGATAAGTTATTAAAATATAAACTTCCTAGATTAGCTAGGCGATGTGGACGTAGTTTGACTGATTTGTCTAGTCCTCAATTGTCTAGTGCTTCAAGTCATAGTAATCGCACTGATGGACAAGAGAGAATGATAGTTAATTCTTTTAGCATTGAGAATGTTGTTGACGCAATATGCCAAACTATTAATCATTGTTCAGATAATAGCAAACTAATATTAATAGGTAACTACATTAAGTACATCCCTCAAGAACAGTTGATTATGATGCTACCCTATGAAAAGACCTACTATTATAAAGTACTTAAACCAATCGCACTTAATGAGTTTGCAGATCTCTATGACTATTATCAGGATCAGTGTGATGTAGAACAAAAAGACAAGATTGATCTGCATGTTTATGTGAAAGCCGATGCAATTTAGCTTATTTATTTTTTTACCTTGCCAGTGAACAATTAGTGAACGATCACTGAACAATTAGTGAACATCGACTGAATGAAAACATGGCACAATATGTATTGTCGGATAGTAAAGAAAAAGGTCCGATGTCATAACAACACAACAATCTTATTTTTCTTCATGTTGTTGTCTGCATTCAATTGACAGTTAGATAGACATTTAAGTACAACATGATTAATAAACACCTGGAAGGATATCTTCCAGGTGTTTTTCTTTTGCGAGCATAGTGCAATTGGTAGCACAATTTTTCGGAACTATTAATCTAGGTTCAAGCCCTAGTGCTTGTATTTATTAAATGAAAGGAGCCAGTCAATGCCACGAGTTCGTAGATGCCGTTTTCCAAACTGTCATGAGTTTGCTTTTATGCCAAACCATTATTGCAAGAAACACATTGAACACGAAAAAGAATTGCAAGAACGCAATGAGTTTATCGCTTGCATCATAAACGCAGCAAGCAGTCACAATGGCGCTATAATCACATCACACGTTACCGTAATCCAGTTAAGGCAGAACAAAATAAATTCTATCATTCAAAACAATGGCGTGAGATGCGAGCAATCGTCTTTAAACGTGATTACCATCTATGCCAGTATTGCAAGACTAGAGGTCAGTTAACCGAAGGTAACATTGTAGATCACGTACTACCAGTTGAAAGGTACCCAGAAGAAATGAAGAGTCTTCAGAACATGGTCACCTGTTGCAGAAGATGTCACTATTGGAAAACACGGTTTGAAGAGCAGTATTACGGGACTGGCCTTCATGGCAAGCCGACAGGGAATCCGCCACTAACGGACGTAAAATTGATTGCTAAATTATCACAGAAAATAGCTAACGAACGACACCATACAAGCTCATAAAATCGTTTCTAAGCGGTTTTTATTTTGGCACTTATGATTACACATGGCACTGATTATTTTTGCCCCCGCCCTCGTTTTGGGCGCTAGGGAGCCGCATCAGTGCCGTTCGCTTGTGCCACAAACAAAATTTTGAAAGCTTTTGAAAGGGGGCTGAAACATGAACAAAGTTGATCTATCAAAGCCAAAAGTACCTAATCAAGCACCTAAATGGCTTGGAACTTACGGCAAATACCTGTATCCAAAGCTTGCCACTTATCTAAATAAGAATGACAAAATCTTACGAGCTGATGAATATTTACTTCAACAATACTGTTCAGCCTACGACACCTACCGCATGGCTTATGACGATATTCAAGAACATGGTATTCAGCAACCTATCTATAAAACCGTCATCTCTCCTGTGGATGGGAAGGTGGCAGCTAAGAACTTTCAAGGATACAAGAAAAATCCAGCTTATCAGATTATGTCTGATTCGCTAAAGCAGATGAACACGATAGGTAAAGAACTGGGCTTAAGCCCAAAAGCCAGAAGTCAGATGATGGAACTGAATACACCTAAAAATGATGATGCTAAATCAACTGTTACAAGTTTAAAGGAGTTTTTCGCATGATTTACGTTAAGCACGGTCATGGAAAATGGGTAAGAAAGGATTTAGATGTTTTGAATCCAATTAATCAGATTAGAGAAGTAGCTAATTATATAAAAAGACGGCATTCTAAAATTATAAAAAAGCTATTTGCTAGTTAAATGCAGTAAAAATTTGCATCATTATTAACAAAATGGCTGTTTTGTTAATAATTAATAGGCTAAATCACAAAAATCTGTGATTTAGCTTTTTATTTTACTCAAAGGAAGTGGTTTAAGAAGTGAAAATTGATCTAACTCAAACTCATGATGTGGAAGGTGCTTATCAATCAATTGATTGGAATGGCATCAGACTTAAATATAATGACGATGCCATTAAATACTGTTTTGACGTTTTGGATGGTAAGCAAATTGCAGGTTATATTACTAAGCTTGCTTGTTTTAGAAATCTTCAAGATTTAAAGCGTCAAGGTCAACCTGATTTTCCATATCATTACGATATGAAGGAAGTTAGAAATACTCTTAAATTTGCGTCAATTGTTCCAGATGTTGACCTTCATAAACCACTACCATTAATGAATTGGCAAAAGTTTATTCTTGCTATGATTAACGGTTGGAAAGACGAAAATGATGAAAAAAGATTTACTGATATTCATATTTCAGTAGGACGTGGTCAAGGCAAGACACAAATAGCTGGTATTCAGATGTGTAAAGCTGTTTTGATTGATACTTTGAATTACACCAACAAAGACTTTTTAGTTACTGCTAATACATCTGATCAGTCTACAAAGCTGTTTGGTTATATCAAGAAAATGCTTGAAGCAGTAATTAAGATTGAACCTTTTGCATCCCTCGCAAAAGAATCAGGTCTTGATTTACAAACTAACCAAATCATTGAAAAGAGAACTAACAATAAGGTATGGAAAATCAGTTATGAAGCTGATAAATATGATTCAACTCACAACGTTTTGGCTATTTATGATGAAACTGGTGCGTTGAATACATATGACAGAATTACAGATATTACAGATGGTCAAGCACAAGTAATTCCATACCATCAATTTATCAAGATCAGTTCGGCTTATCCTGATCCTACCAGTCCATTTCATCAGGAACAAATTACATTACAGCATGTTATGGAAAAAGATTATGACCGTGAAGGTGATAACTCTCTCTGTCTGGTGTGGGCGCAAGATAACCTTGATGAAACTTTCAAGCCTGAAACATGGGAAAAATCAAATCCGCTTATTGGTTTATCTCATTCAGAACGTAAGCGTAGAACTGAAAATCTGATTAAACAACGTGATCAAGGGATGCTTACCAACACGCTCCACAAATTTCAGAACAAGAACTTAAATCTGTGGTTGAAACAGTCAACCGCAAGCTACTTAAATCTTAAAGATGTTGAAAACGCTGTTGATGATAGTTTTGAGATTGACGGCTTAAGAGTCTACATGGGCTTGGACTACTCAATGTTTTCAGATAATACAGCTGTTGGCTTCGCATTTCCTTATACTACTGCTGATGGTGTTCACAAATGGCATATGATGCAGCATTCATTTATTCCATGGCAAGCTGCAGGGAGTATTGAAGCAAAAGAAAAACAAGATGGTCTTCCTTATCGTGAACTTGAAAAGAAAGGGTACTGCACCATCACTAGCCATGAAAAAGGCATCATCAATCCTGAACAAGTCTACAATTGGATACTTGATTTTGTTCAAAAACATAGGCTAGAAGTCGTATTTTTCGGTTATGACCGTTTTGGCAGCTATCAGGTTAAGAACATCACAGAAAGTTTAAATGCCAATACAGGGTGGTTAATTCAAGACATAGCGCAACGCACAAGTGAGTTAGCTAACCCAACTAAGTTCTTACAAGAATCTTATGCAACTGGCAAAATTACACGGTTTGATGATCCAATTGAAGAAATGGCTTTGCTTAATGCAGTAATCAAAGAAGATAAAATTGGTATTCAAGTTGATAAGGATAAAGCTACCAAGAAAATTGATGTTGTGGACGCCGAAATAGATGCCATGTATCAGGCTATGTACAATTTTGAAAATTATGGCTTGATTAATGATAAGTCACATGAAGTTGAAAGAATGACACAAGAGCAGGTGCTAAAGTGGTTTGAAAATCCTGATTCTGGTCTATTAGGAGGTGAAACGGGTGATAATTAAAACACTGTTTAAAGATATTTGGAAATTCTTAGATGTAATCCTTTATTTATTGGGCTTTGGCTTTATTGTTATAGCTCTTTTTTTATGGAATAAAATAGCAGGCTTCGCAGGTCTAGGAATTGCTTTACTTTTGACGGGCTTATTAATTGATCTACTTCCACATGGACAGGGAGGGGGTGATTAATAATGCCTGTTTTTAATTTAAACAAAAGTAATGTAACTGGTTATAGCTTAAATGATCCTGAATTTATTACTTTGTTTAAAAATGATTTATCCGCTAGCAATTATGTTTCTGCAGATACAGCTTTAAAAAATTCAGATATATTTTCACTTATTTCACAATTATCAGCTGATTTAGCTTTGGTTAAACTCAATGCTAACAAGGATAGAGTGCAAAACTTAATTGATAATCCTTCTAATTTGACTAATGGGTTTAGTTTCTGGCAAGGAATGTTTGCACAGTTACTGCTAGACGGAAATGCTTATGCCTACAGGTGGAGAAATATTAATGGCGTTGATTTATATTGGGAGTTTTTAAGACCGTCTCAGGTCCAAACATTGCTTTTAGAAGATGGCTCAGGGCTAACATATAACATCAATTTTGATGAGCCTGATATTCAGCCAAAAGAGAATGTACCGCAAAGCGATGTTATTCATATCAGGCTTGTATCCAAAAACGGTGGTAAGACTGGTGTTTCTCCGCTTACTGGGTTAGCTAATGAATTGAATATCAAGAATGCAAGTAATCGTTTAACATTACATGCTCTCTCTCAATCTGTGGAAGCACCTGGGATTTTAAGTATTCAAGGCGGTGGTTTACTTGATTGGAAGAAAAAATCAGCTAGATCACGTGAGTTTATGCGTCAGGTTAATAGTTCTGATAATGGACCAATTGTCTTAGATGATTTGGAAACTTACCAGCCACTTGAAGTAAAAAGTGATGTAGCTAAGTTACTTTCACAAGCAGATTGGACTGGTAAGCAAATTGCAAAGGTCTATGGCGTGCCTGATTCTTACCTTAATGGTCAAGGCGACCAGCAAAGTAATATTACTCAAATTGGTGGGCAATATGCTAAAGCTCTTAATCGCTATGCTGGTGCGGTTCAAGGTGAATTGTCTAATAAATTAAATAGTCAAATTACTTATGACATTAGACCAGCTATTGATGCAACTGGTGATAACTTTGCATCTGAAATTGGTGATTTATCAAGCAAGGGTATTTTGTCAGGCAATCAAGGACGGTATGTTTTGCAACATTATGGTTATTTACCTGATGATTTGCCAACTCCCGATAAACCAATAATTCCAGCAAATGAAGGAGGTGAAGACGATGACAACAGTACCGGTCAAGGGAATAATCGTACCCAATAATTTAGGTGATATTTATTCATTTCTAGGATATGAAGTGACTAGCCCTAATCAATTAAATGAGGCTTTGAGCAATGCTAATGGTCAAGATATTACATTAGAGATTAATTCACCTGGTGGCTACATTGATGCAGGCTCAGAAATGTATACCGCTTTAAAGAAGTACCCAGGTAATGTAACAGCTCAAGTAGTTGGTCAAGCTTGTTCTGCTGCTTCATGGATTGCACTAGCGGCTGACAAAGTTGAAATGTCGCCAACTGCTCAAATGATGATTCATAGAGTTAGCGGTGGTGTTGAAGGCAATGTGGATGATTTTGCTAGTGCAATGCAATCGCTAGATTCTATGGATCAAGCTTATGTTGATCTTTATAGCAAGCGAACAGGTTTAGATAAGCAAGAAGTTTACCGTATGATGTGTGAAACTACTTGGATGAATGCTAAACAAGCAGTAGATAAAGGCTTTGCTGATTCTATTATGTTTGAGAATGATCAAGCACCAGCGGTTGTGAATGCTTACGGAGTACCCGTTTTAAGTGACAATGCAATTCGTAAGATTAAAGCATTAATTCATGATAAAAAGTCCAATGCTGACTCTAAACCCATTGAAAATAAACAAGAAGATACAGATAAGGGGCAAGTCAAAAAAGACTTGTCTCTTTTATTGTGGCAATAGAAAGAAGAGAACACATGAATTTACAAGAATTACAAAATGCCTGGATTGAAGCAGGCAATAAAGTTACTGATCTCTTTAATAAGAAGGTAGCTTTGCAAAAGAACTATGAAGCAGATCCCGAATCCGTTTCTGCTGAAGATATGAAAAAGGCAGCTGAAGCTTATAACAAAGCGGTTCAAGCTCGTAATTTTGCTAAACAAAATTATGATGATGCTGTAGAAGCTCAAAAGGTTAATAAACCAGCATCAAAGCCTATTGAAAATAAGACTGAAGATAAATCAAAGGATGTTATTTCTGGTTTCAAGGATATGCTTAAACATCCAATGAAGTATATGGAAAACTTATCATCAAGTTCAACTTCAGATGGTAACGCTGGTTTGACTATCCCAGACGACCAACAAACTCAAATTAATACTTTGATGCGTCAATATGATGACTTACGTGATTTGGTAACTATTGAAAACGTTGGTACTGATCATGGAACTAGAAATATTGAACCATTTTCAAATATTACCCCAATGGATCAATTGGATGATATTCCTGATGATTCAACTAATAACTCAACTTACGCATGGCAAGATAAAGATATTAAGGAAGGCGACTATAGTTCTGTTAAGCAACTTAGTTACAACATCCACGACTACGGTGATGTATTCTTTGCGCCTAATGATTTAATCAATGATTCAAATGCAAATATTGAATCATGGTTAAACCAACATATTGCACGTAAGAATGTTGTTACCTATAATTCAAAGATCATTGGCTTACTTCCTAAATCACAAAAGAAGGCTACTATTACTAAGCTCGATGATATTATTGATGCTTTAGGTCAATTAGATATGGCTTTATGGGGTGGCGCTACTTTATTAACTAATAAATCTGGTTTCTTAGCATTAGCTAAAGTGCGTATGTCAGATGGTACACGTGCAATGAGTGTAGACCCACGTACTCAACAAACCACTTTCAATATGGACGGCATGCAATATGTAAATGTTCGTGTCGTTGAAGATACTTGGTTACCTAACAACACTAATGCTAGTGGTAAGTACCAAAGCCACCCCTTCTACTTTGGTAACTTTAAGGAATTTATTCATTTATACGATCGTCAACAAATGTCATTGCTTACTTCTAACATTGCTGATAAGGCATTTAGACGTAATCAAACTGCTATTCGTGCATTGCTTAGATTTGATACCAAGATTTGGGATGATGAAGCAATTGTATCTGGTTCATTTGACAAGGTTGAGAGTCAACCAATGCTTATGCAATCAGTTCAAGTTCCATCTGATAACGGTGGCACTCAAGCTGGATCTGCTAATCACTAATAGAAATTAGGTGATCAATGATGACCACTTACTTAACAGTTGATGATGGGCTTAAACGCTCACTTGGTTACTTACCTGACGATGATGCGCTTGATTCTAGTGATGAAGAACGTATGAAAACGGCATTGAAAGGTGCTGAAAATTATGTTCAAGGCGCAATTGGTGAAGATGCTGATGAAAGTTTTTACAAAACTGAATCAGTATTTGAACTGTATAAGTTAGCAGTTAATGCAATTGCGGCTAATTGGTTTTTGCATCCTACATCTGCTGTATCAAGTACAACGGCTAAGCAGATTATAGGCCAACTCCGTGGGGCCTATGATGAAACAAAGGTGGTGAATGACGATGGTACAACTACAGACATGGGACCGACTGAGTAATAGGATCACTTTTGGTACTGTAGAAGATAGTGAAGATGATAATGGACTTCCTACTAATGAATTTAAAGCATTAACTAGCCCTACTTTATGTGGTCGATGGGGCTTAACTACTACTCAAATGATTCAAAATCAAGGACATCATCACGATGAATCTTTTATTGTCGTTATTCACCATCGCAGAAATTATGATGGTATTACTCATGCTCAATACAATGGGAAATTGTATGAAGTGAGTGACATCAATCTTGATCCATTTCAAAATCCAACTGCAGGCGATCTCATAACTCTCACAAAAGTGACAGACCGTGATGGTTGATTTAGATAAAGGCCTAAATGATTGGCTAGATAAGATCACTAAAAAAGTTGATCTATCTACTAGTCAAAAATCAGCTATCACTGGTGAAGGGGCTAAGACTTACGCTGAAGTGCTTAAAAAGAACACTCCAATGTCTCATACAAGCTATGCACATGCACGGTCAGCTGGTCATGGCCGTAAGTCTAAACACATGCGTGACGCTATAACTTATAAAGCAGGTTATGAAGTCAACGATGGTAATACTGGTGATACTTCAGTAGGCTGGGAAGATAAATATAATGCAATGGTCGCTCGTTTTGTAAATGATGGGACACGTGATATGTCTCAAAAAGAAATATCCAACCTTCATTTTAAAGATCATGCAGAAAAGGAAGCTGCAGAAGCAGTACTAAAAGCTAATGCTGAAAAATTCAGAGAGATTTTAGATAAATGAGTACTGTAGCAAAACAGGTAGTAGATTTGCTAAACAGCTCTAATCTTCCTAAATTGCATAAAGCCTACAGTTTTGCAGTTGGTACTAGTGAGCGTACTCCACGTGATTCTGTGGATATACTTGTTAGTGAAGTGAATTTTGATTTTACAGAATCAGGTAGTAACCAATACACGGAACAGATACAACGTTTAGCGATAAACGTTTTTTATAGTAAAAACACAAAAGTAAACATGAACGAATTTGAACACTCGCTCATGTCTTTTTTCGTAGCTAATGGTTGGCAAATCGTAGCTAGTTTTACAGGGCACACATATGACCCTAATTCTGGTGAGCCAACAATTAGCTTTCAAATTAAAAGGAGAGAAAAATGGAACTTCAAGGTTTAAATGATTTACTTGTTTTCAAATATGACAAGGACGGTAAGTTAGTTACCGATGAATCCAAAGGTGGTTTGACCACTAATATTGGTAAAGATGGTGTATTTAAGATTGATTTGGAATCATCTAAAGGTGCTACTCAAGCTAACATCACTGGTTTAAGTCGTACTGCACAAGCTGTCTATGGTTCTAACGCAAAAGCTGAACAACACTTTGGTGCATATCAAATTACTGGTACTTTTGGTGCTAACGACATTCCGCACAATTTCTATGATGCAATTGTAGGTCTTGAAAAGGACAGCAAGTTAGGCTTTGGGAACATGGCTAAGGACTCAACCCCATTGGCATATGGTGGTGTTATTGCTCACTCATATAACTCAAACATTGGCGTTGATCTTTACTTTGCGTTGCCATATGGCAATTTGAAACCTGGCGGTGATTTAACTATGGGTACTGATAATGAAAACCCAACTTTGGTACACGATACCTTCACTTTAAATGCCGCTGCACGTCCATCAGATGGTTTGGTTTACGAAAAATTCTATTCAGATGAAGATGGATTCGACTTCGACAAGATGCTTAATTGGATTATTTCAGGTACTGTAACTGGTTCAACTGCTGATGATCCAACTCACAAGGGACCTGATGATGCTACTCATAAGGACACTATTCCTTCATCATCAACTACTCACTAATAATTAGCAGGGTGGGTAGTGGTGGCAAATTAATATCAATATCTTTGTCAAGAACGGTGTAAAAGCCGTTCTTTTCTTTTTTGAAAGGAATATCAATCAATGTCAGTAAAAATCAATGGTAAAAAGCTGCACTTAACTACTTTTGAAGTTGAAACAACTGTAAAAAATGTACGTGCATGTCTTAAGGCACAAAAGACTTTTGCAGAATTATCAATTGCAATTAACAAGGTCAAAGACGATGATGATCAATCAATTCTTGATGTCTTAACTGCACAAGAAAATCTTTTGGATGAAGAAGAAAAGTTTTTGAAGAAGATTCTTCATTTATCAGATGCACAAGTAGATAAGATTGAAGATTCTGATCCAGGTGATGTCAGTGAATTTGTTACTGACTTAATTGGAAAAATCTTACAAGTAGACGATTCCAAAAGCGACAATGCTTAATGATCCTGATCCAGTACATGCCTATGAGGAAATGCTGGAAGACTTTGATTATCAAGAACAACAAATGATTGTTAATGCTCATATGTCCTTAGAAGATTATGAAAATACTGATTACTACCGTCTTGTGGAAGTAATGAGTGCAAGACCAAAGGAAAAACGTCCAATGAACCTATGGGACTTTGCAGCAAGTTTAGACAAAACAGAAAGGAGGTAAAAAATGGCGGGAAGAATACCAGTTGGTTCACTGATTACAGATATTAAATTAAATGGTGATCAACCTGTAAAAACATTAAGGCAATTAAGACAAGCTGTATCTAGTACTACTAGTGCATGGAAGGCTCAAGAAGCAGTTTTAAAAAGTACTGGTAAAACTACTGAAGCGGCTGAAGCTAAATATAAAGGTTTAAGTGAAGCTGTTAAGAATCAACGTAAATATATTGATACTTTAGTTGAAAAACAAAAATCTTTAAAGAAACAACAAGAAGAAATTGATGCTTCCACAGATAAAGGCAAGAAAGCTTATGAAAGTATTAGCACTGCAATTCAAAAAAATGCCGCTACTACTTTAAAGGCTACCAGTCGTCTTGAATCATTAACTAAACAGCAAGATAGGGCTAAAAGCTCTCTCACTTACTACAAGTCAGGATTAGCAGAAGCTCAAAAGACTTTAAAAACTACTACAGCTGTTTCAAAGTCATATGTTGACCGTCTTGAAAGTGAAGGTAATCACTACAAGGCTAATGAAGCTCGTATTAGTGACTATAGAAGTTCAATCAATAATTTAACTAAGCAATATGAAATTCAATCTCGTGAATTAAAACGTATTGCTAGTGAAGCTGGTGCTACCAGTGAAGCTTACAAACGTCAACAGATCAGAGTTAATGAAACAGCTACTTCATTAAACAAAGCTAGATTAGCTGTTAGTGGTCTTGAAGAAGAACAAAGAAAAATCAATCCTACACCATGGGATAGATTAAAAGCTAAAATTTCTAGTGTTAACAAAAAAAGTCAAGAAACTCATAGAACATTGCGTGAAGTGTTTATGGGATCTGCACTTGGTAATGCTGTAAGCAATGCTGTATCTAATTTAGGATCAAGCCTTAAATCTGCTTATACAGAGGGCATGAACTTGAATTTAGCCATTGCTAAGATCAATGGTAGATTCAAAGGCATGGGCATGAACACTAGACAGATTCAAGCCCTGGATAAGCAAATTGGTGAGTTAAAGTCTAACACTAATTTAGCTGGTGATTCAGCATCCGATTTACAGGCTCACATGCTTAACTGGTCAACCATTGGCTTTAAAGGCGCTATGCAAATGTCTAAAGCCTTAGCTGGTGTAGGTGATAGCTCTAAAATGACTGGTCAACAGATTGACCAAATGTCAGCAGGGCTTCAAAGAATTGGCTCTACTGGCAAAGTTACTTATTCCTCCTTAAGTAGAATTACCAAAGCTGCACCTACTTTTATGGCTACACTTGCACGTGGTGCTGGCATGTCAGAGGGCAAACTTAGAGCATTGCTTAAAACTGGTGATGTAACACAAAAACAATTCCAAACTTGGATTGCTAAGTCATCTAAATATGCTGATGAAAGTTTTAAAGGCTATGGTCAATCTCAAGCTGGTGCTTTAAAGGCTATGACTGTAGCACGTCAGAAGTTGGAACAAGAATTTACTAAGCCAATTTTTGATGCAAAAACCAGTGGTTTGCAAGCACTGAAGAATATCATGACCAGTAAAGAGGTTATGGCTGGTGCTAACCAATTAGGTAAGGCAATTTCCAATATTATTGGCTACCTTGATAAACATAAAGGTGATATTGTAGCTATCACTAAGAATGTTGTGTCTCTCGGTGTGGAAGTTGGTAAGGCTGTTTGGAAAGACTTTGCAGCTATTATCAAAAACATTGGCAAAACACTTGGCATTGTCAAAGGTAACGGTAAAGAAAGTAGTAGTGCATTACATACGCTCGCTACTGCTGATTTAGCTAAAAATAAGACTGCTGTTAAGGCTATATCTGATGCAATTATTGCTATGATAACAATTAAAGGCATTGGTAAAGTCAGTGGCAGTCTTTTTTCTATTGGTCGTGGCGCTGTTACTGCTTATAAGTCAGTTAAGGCATTACATGATGGTTTTAAAGGTATTGAATTAGCTAAAGATGCTACTGCAGGTGCTAAAGCCTGGGCTAAGTTTGGTGGTGTTCTATCTAAGACTTTTAAAGGTATCAAAGCTATTACTAAATTTAGCATGGGTCAGCGTCTTGCTACTGGTGCTTTAGCAGGTACAGCTATTGCTACTCCTGAAGTTATCAATGCTGTACGTGATCGTCACAATGCTAATAGACGTTCACAAGATATTGGTGGCGCTGTTGGCGCTGTTGCTGTTGGTACATTAACCAGCATGATACCTGTGGTTGGACCACTTTTAGCTCCTGTTGGGGCTATTATCGGTAAATATGCTGGTCAATGGGGCGGTAAAGCTGTTAATAGTTTCACTAAAGGCTGGCAGCGCAATAAGCCACCTAAGAAATTCTGGTCTCTTGAAAACCTTGGATATTCGGCTCACAACATGTGGAAGGGATTTAAGAAATCCGTTACTAATGTTGCTAAGTGGTTCAAGAAAAATTGGAAAGAAGTTGGTCTTTACTTCGTAAATCCTATTGCTGGTGCGATCAATTCACTTTATAAGCACAACAAGAAATTCCATAAGTGGGTTGACGGTTTAGTTAAGGGTTTCAAGAATGCTTGGAAAGGTGTAACCAAGTGGTTTAGTAAACTTGGTAATAATATCCAGAAGTCTTGGAAAGACATGACTAAGTGGTTTAAGAACTTAGGCGAGAATATGGCTAAAGGGCTTAAATCAGCTTGGAAAGGTATGACTAAATGGTTCTCCAATATTGGCAACGGTATTAAGAAAGCCTGGAGATCGATGACCAGTTGGTTTACCAAGTTAGGCAAAGGCATGTCCAAGGGTTTGAAATCAGCTTGGCATGGAATGGTTAAATTCTTTAGCGACATTGGCAAGAACGTTAAGCACGCTTGGAACTCAATGACTAGTTTCTTTAGTAAATTGGGTAAAGACACTACTAACTTCTTCAAGCGCCCTTGGAAGGCAATCACTGGTTGGTTTAAGAACATCATTTCTGGTATTAAATCAGCTTGGGATGGTTTCTGGGATCACATTTCAGGACCTATCAAGACTTTACAAAAGTTCTTTACTGGTAAGCTCAAGGTTGGCAATATCCATTTGGCCAGCGGAACTGATTGGAAAAAGAAATATGGTTATCCTGCAATCTTAAACGATGGCAATGATTCACCAGCTACTAATAATAAGGAAGGAATTTTAAATCCTGATGGTTCTGTAGAAGTCCAACAAGGTGTGAATGTACCACGTTGGATCTTTCCATGGCAAGATGTGATCAATGCTCATGACATGGCCCGTATTTTTGGACGCTCAGTTCATCTTGCAAATGGTACTGTTGATTTTCATAGTCTTGAAACTAAGAATCCAGTTAAAATTCTTACTACTTTAACTAAGCTTACTAAGAAAAAATACGATGAAGATCGTGTACGCCATGAAAAGCAGAAAGAACGTCATGATAAAAATGATTCTGCTACTGCTAGTGAGCGTAAGCGTCTGATCAAGCATGAGCAGGATGATAAAGCCGATAGAGCAAAAGTAGCTAAGGAAATTAGAAATGCTCTTAAGAAAGGCAGAAATACCAAAGGCTTAATTGCACAGTTAAACAAATTAACTAGTCGCATCAACCAAGACCGTAAAGCTGTTGCTAAAACTAATCCTCACTACGGTGAAACGCTTGTGGATGAAGGATTGTTAATTGGTGCTGATAGCAGAATTGGTAAATCTAAGTGGATCAGTAATACTCTATTTAAGAAGCTTACTACTGCTCCTAAAACAAAGAAGAAAACTAAAAAGCGTAAGACTAAGAAACGTAAATCAACTAAAAGAGGATCAACATCCGCAAGACGCTCATATTCTAGTGGTTCAAGTCGTATTTCTGCACCAAGTATCAGTGTTTCTGGTGTGTCACTTAAAGGCTTATCTTCTAAGTCAATTGCTGTAGCTGCTAAAGTGAAGGGCACTAAGCAGATCAAAGCTCTTGAAAAAGCTATGAAGCGTATCAAGGGTGGCACTCACAAGGTTTTTGTTAAAACCAAAGGTGCTAAATCTGTTAAATCCTTAGTTAAAGCAATTAAGAAGGTTAAAGGCAAAAAGAGTACTGTTAGTGTTAAAACTAAAGGCACTCATGAACTTAGATCACTACATAAAAGCATTGATACAACTGAAAAACGTCTGAATGTTTTAGCCAAATCTGCAAGTAAAGACAAGTTTGGAGATCATATCTCTAAACAAGCAGAAAAGGCTGTTAAATCGCTTGAAGGCAAAGGCAACTTTACTAAGAAGATCTCTAGCATGTCTAAAGCAACTGCTAAAGATTTTAAGACGATGACATCAAATGTCGATAAAGAGACTGATAAGATCAGAAAATCCACTGAACAAGATTTTAGTAATCTTTACAAAAAATCTTATGAATCAATCAAACGTTTGCACGATGGCGTTATTAAATTAGGCACTGCTACTGCTCGTGGTTTTGGCGGTGCAATGCATAAAATGATTGGCTATGCTAGTGATGCTATGCGTGGCACAATCAGACAGATTAACCGTGGTATTCGTGGTATTGACAGCACTTTGAAACAATTCGGTGGCAATAGTTCTGTTATCAATCCAGTGCATTTTGCTAAAGGTACTGATGCAAGCGGTAGATTAACTCATGATACTTTAGCAGTAGTTAATGATGCTACTACTGGTCCACGACAGGAAGCAGTTGTAACCGATCAAAATGATATTATTATTCCTCATGGGAATAATCATAAGATGTTATTGAGAAAAGGTTGGGGTGTACTTAATGGTGTTCAAACTCAATCACTCTCTCTTCCACACTTCGCAAGCGGTACTGGTATCAATAAGGAAAAACTTAGAAAATTAGCTGAAAATAGCTTAAAACACTTTGCCGAAAGCTTTAAGAATATGTTTACTCAAAACTTACATGATGTAGGTTCTGATTTAACTCAAGGCGCTACTGATTTAAGCAAAAACTCTGGTACTCATTATGGTAATCCGTGGTCTCAAGCTATGTGGACGGTTATTAATAAAGCCATTGGTTCAGGTGGCGGTTCACGTGCTGCATTTCTTAGATACGCTAAAGAAACTTTTGATGGTGTTAAGTACTTAATGGGTGCGGCAAGCAAAACTTTATCTGACTGTTCTGGCATGGTCATGCAAGCCTTACGGCATTTTGGAATTGATATTGGTCGTACTACTGTTGATATGGCTAACAGTCCAGGCACTAAATACTTAGGTAAATCATTATCTAAGACACTTCCAGGCGACCTTGTCATTTTCGGGCATGGAACTGGTGCGGCAGGTCACGTTGGTATTATCAACAATCCAGCTAAAGGCACGATGTTTAATGAAACGCCACCTTATGCAAGAATCAGTAAGATTTCTGATGCAATGAGCATGGGTTATGGTTACTACCGTGTTAAGGCTCTTCATGATCAAGCTAAAAATCAACCTAAAATTAAGCCTAGTTTGTTAGCTTTGGCTAAACGTGAATTAGGTGGTAAGGCACTTAACTGGATTGGTGATCATCTTTCAGAAAATGAAGGTTCAATGGCTGGTAAACCAACTGGTGACCACGCACATTGGATGAAACAAGCTCACATTCCCGAAAAAGATTGGTCAAGCATTAACTGGATTGTAAGCTCAGAATCTGGCTGGAATCCTCATATTGTTAACCCAAGTTCTGGTACTTATGGTTTAGGACAGATGCAAAGCTATAACTTGCATTACTACACTAGACATGGTTCTAAGAGCAATCCTATTGCACAATTAATGGGTATTATGGATTATATTCATGATCGTTATGGTTCTGTAGCTCGAGCTGTTGCTTTCAGAAAGGCTCATAACTGGTATGCTAATGGTGGTATTGCAAGTTCACCAAGTGTCTTTGGTGAAGCAGGTCCTGAAATGGCTGTTCCACTTATTCCAAGTAAGTCAACTCGTGCTTGGGAACTTATTGGCAAAGCTGTAGGTATTCTTACAGCTAACAGCAATTTAAGTGCTAACCAGCAACGTATCACAACTAAAGACGAAAAAGATGAGCATGACTTGTTAGAAGCCATGCTTTTAGTTTTGCAAAAAATTAGTGTTCAAAGTCATGATGTTCACATCACACTTGAAACTCCTGAAGGAAGAAAACTTTGGGAAGTTGTTGAACCATTTTACAAGCAAGACCGTAGACAAGACATAATTAAAGAAAGAAGGGGATTAAGTGCAAGATTTAGATAATTACGTGAAATTGATCTATCAAGACCATTCATCTGCTGATTTTGGAATGGTAGTTCAAAAACCATGGGATTTGATTCATCCAACACCTGATATTGATCCTACGCATATTAAAGGTAGGAATGGCGATTTTTTACAAAATAACCAATCTTATCAAAATGTGACTGAAACCTTTAATCTTGAAATTCTTCGCCCACCTGAACGTGGCTGGTTTGATTGGGAACGGTCTGTAACTGATTGGCTATCTGCTCCAACTGATCCTGATGGGAGAATGAAATATCAATACCTTAAATTCACTGCTGATCCAACATATGTATTTAAGGCCATTGTTAAAGATCCATTCACTGTTACTAAAGATGTAACATCTGATTTTGTTGGTACATGTGCAATACCTTTTTACTGTGAGCCTTTCCAATATCGTATTGATGGGATTTCTTATATACCACTCCCTGATAGTGAAATTGTAGTTGGTGAAGAAAAATGGCCTGCTATTCCTGACTGGCATTTCATAGCAAATGGTAGTTTTACTTTGTACGTCAATGGCTTGCCTTATACATTTGAAAATATGGAAGGAGAATTTTGGTTATCTGGTTCGACTGGTGACACCTATGATGCAGATGGAAATCTGTACAATACACAAACTCATTTTCCTAACCTTGATCCCCCTAAATTATGGAAGGGGCAGAACACTATCTCTGTTACTGCTGAAACTGGCGCTACTATTACTAAAGCTGAATACAAGCCAAATTGGAGGAGGCTGATTTAATGAAATTAACTGTAGGTACAATTCCTGAAGTTGATTATGGTGACTACTCTGATTTGATGACAATGCCACACCTTTATGACAGTATTGCCAGTGATTTTACTAGTAGCGGTATTCCATTACCTGATGCTATTGATTGTCAGGTAAATGGAAATTCCAATCAGTTTTGGTCTTTAACAATGACTTATCCAAGATCAGGATTGCATCAAAAGGAAATTCAACCAAACAAGTGGATTATGGAAGACTGCGATCCTAAACACGTACATCAATGGTTTAAGATCATACACATTACTCCTGAGCTAGACAATGTGGTAGTTGAAGCGGAACACATTAGTGCGTTACTTGCTAATTCTACTGTTGCTGATGATATTCAATTAAACGGTGCAACTGCACAAGATTTAGGCAATCAAATCCTTAATCAAATGCAGGAACAAAGAGAATTTACTTTCTATTCTGATGTTAACAAAGTAAGTAAAGTGAATATTCAAGGTGGCCAACAGGCAAGCAATTTATTCATTGATCCTGATCAAGAAGGTGATACTGCTACACAGTCAGTTCTAGGACTATTTGGTGGTGAATTTGATTTTGATAATTGGAACATTAGGCACTCCAAACAAATTGGACGTGATTCTGGTATTAAAGTTACCTATGGCAAAAATATCAAAACCACCTTTAGTCAAGACAAGAATATTCAGAACATGTACACTGGTGCGGTTTTTATTGCTAAATATGTGCCTGGCCAAGCAGTTGCTAAAAACGATTGGCAAGGATGGGCAACATGGCAATCAACCTATGACAGTGTAGGTATTACTTACATGGGTGGTGGCAATATCAATATTTATGATTGTCCTGTAGATGGTCAAAAGATTATTGGTACTTTGCAGAATGGAATGAAGCTACATTTAGGTCAGATTGTTAACGATGGTAGTTTTACTCCTGATGGCAAGTATCAAATTAACACTGTTAATGGCGATAGCTGGTATCCAATTGCACAAAGTGATGGTGGCGGATGGATTGATTCTAAATGGATCAATTTTGACACTACTGGTGCTTATGCAATTAACAATGTCAGTGGGACTGTAACTGTTAAAAGTGGCAATCCATTAGATTCTGAAGGCGCAGGTTCTCGTGTTACTGTTCATGGCTCTGCTGTTGTAGCTTATGGCAAAGGTAAATCAATTAGAGTATTTTACTCGCCAGAAATTGGCCCTGATCATCATCCTGTTAAGTCACTTGGTCAAGATTGGACTGTTAAAAACGGCACAGTTATTAACTATGACATGATTGAACGTAACTCAAATGGTGATCTATGGTACAGAATCGGACCACATCAATGGTTATATGGCCCACACTTGTCACTTACACAAGAAGGAAGCTACCGCATTTATAGCAATTCTGGATACGGTTATGTTAAAGATGGCGCTGTTAAGTATCATTTCACCAAAGACCACAAGATGGTGTCATCTAATACAACTGTTATTAAACATGGCTCACAAAAGAAAGCTTGGAAATATGTAGGCAAGGGCAAAAATAAGCATAAAGTAGGCAATGGCTCTTATTGGAAAGAAAAAGAAAAGAAAGTCAAAGTTACCGCTAAAAAAGGGATGTCTACGATTGATAAGACAATTACTCAAGGCGGTAAAACCTACATGCACACAAGAAATGGTTGGGTAGAATCTGGTTCAATTAACTACACTAAAGATGGTTCAGTTAAACCACATTCCTTTGATGACTTTATTAATAATCAACTTAAAGATCATAGTAAAGTTGAAATTTATGCAACACCTGATAGCAAGAATGCTTTAAACTGGTCAATTCCTAATGGTGAGACATTTCAAGTAGTTAATGGTCATGAAGCTAAATCTGGTGATGGTAAGACCTACATTGAAGTTACTTATGAAGGCAAAACTGGATGGCTTTGCGAAGATGACATTGATGATAAGAGTTCTACTATTACATCTGCTGATGCTGACAAAGATAATTCAGCAGATACTGACACCAACTACAATGCAAATGTTGATCAATCTAATAAGGAAGTAACCGTTAAAGTTGGTCCGCTCTATGCTGATGGTTTTGGTGTAAATCCTAACATTGATAGCGTAAATACAGTAGATATTAGCAGCTACTTTAAACATAATGATCAAGACCTATCAGGACAACAACCTGATGGGTCTTTTGTTGCTACTCAAGCTGATGTTGATCAAGCTACTCAAATTGGTAAAAACTATTTAATTGAACACAGATATGGTCATATGCAAGTACAAACGTCACTTGATTATCAAGACATGTCTGACAACGACCAAGACTTTACTCAATTAAGTCTTTATGACTATGTAGATGTTGAATTTCCTGCTTATGAAATCACTGAAAAGGCTGAAGTTACTGCTACAACGTGGGACTGTCTCTCTCACCAGTTCTTAAATGTTACGCTGGGTGATTTACCTACCAGCTATGAACACTTACTTATTCAAGCAAGTGAAGATAGAACTAATGAAAAAATTACTTCCACACGGCAAGCCATTGCTAGATCAAACAGTTTTATTGGCGCTGTTCATCATGCACTGACTTTGCAAGGATCATCCCAAGATCAAGCATGGGAAAATCTAATGGTCCAACTAGGAGATGCACAATATGTCACTGATAAAAAGACTGGCAAGCAAAAACTAGAACTTGAGGAATCAGTTAAAGTATTTGCTAAACACATGCAAGAAATGGCTAATAACATTGATAACTTCAACAATTATCTTAATTCTGGCGGTGGAGGAATGCTTATACCAGTTGATGCTAACGGCAATGAAACTGGTTGGAATGATGTCATGGCTATCAAAGCCAAGAACAATGACGGCTCTTCCATGATATTTAATGGCTTAGGCCTTCAATTTTATGACAGCAGTGGTAATCCGCATGCTCTGTTTGGTGTTGATACATCAAGCGGTGAAGTTACTGGCAACTTTTTTGTCGATCAGGCTCATATTCCTATTTTGGATGCATCACATATTGATACAGATACCATCCATGCATTAGGAACAATTACTGGTAACTTTGAAGTCTCTGTTGGCGGTATTACCACTAATATTGGCAGTTTCCCTAATTTCTTAAGTGGTGATCCTGATAGTGGTATTAAATTAAGCAGTTCGAATTATGAATTACAAATATCTTCTGGCTCTGTCAATATTCATGACAAAAGTGGCGGCGCAATTACTCACATTGGGCCAAACCAAGCATGGATTGGCCAGAAGAATGTTGTTGTAACAAGTAGTACTGAATCTACTTTAGGTTCATGGATTAAGAAATATTGGCAAGGACCAAGTAAGTATTGGAATTTGTAGAAATGAACACATTAGAACAATTTGTAGCTAATGAATTGGGAACTGTTATAGCAAACCAATCCATTAAAATAGCAAAACTAGAAAAAGAAAACCAAAGTTTAAGGTTAAGAAATGCTCAACTTCAAGACATTCACAGAAAGAAGGTGAAGGAAAGTGAGTCTACGACCGATAACATTAAAAACGGATAAATCAATAACCCCCGTGTCAGATGACACGAGGGTTTTACGTTCCACTGAAAAAGGTTTAGTGCTGGACGTAACAATTTTAAATGAAGATGATTCTCCCTATGACTTAACAGGAAAACAAGTTTCATTTTCAGAAATTAAAGAAAGCGACCGTGTAGTTGCTGATGATGGCTCTGGCGAAGAGAGCGGTAAGTTTACCATGATTGAGGAAACCAAGGGGCATTTTTCATATCAGATGACTCATCAGTGTTACACAGCTAGTGGAATTTGCTTCTTTCAAATTAAGCAAGGTGACACTATTGTTGATACTACTCAAGATTTCTATTTTGAGGTTAAAGTTGATCCAACTGTTAAGCCTATCAATGATAGTTATGTATCAAGCTTAATTGCTATGGAAAACCACCTTTTTGGTGCTACTCAAAAAACTCAAAACACCATTGATCAATTAAGTAAAACTGCTAGTGACACACAATCACGAGCTAAAGCAGTGCTTGATAAGATCAATAGTGATTTTACTGATTATTCAAACAAGTACAATACATTAGCTACAAGCTGGCAAGCTCAAGAAAAGGCTATTAATGATGCAGCTAATAAACAATTAGCAAATCTTAAAACCAGCAATCAAGCTGACATAACTGCAGCTGTTAAGTCAATCAATGACCAACGTGATGCTGCACTTAAACAGTTAAACGATGATAAGACTAAAGAACTTGCTGGCATCCAATCAGACTACAACTCGTGGAAGGCTTCCACAGTGAAAGATTTCAATGATACTGCTCAAACAATTAAAGAGAGTATCAGTGAAAATGATCAAAAACTTACTACTGTAAGTAAGCAAGTTTCTGATACTGTAGCGTCAATGAATTCCTTAAAACAGCAATTTGATAAAGTGGACTTCAGTAAGTTTGTAACTGGTGACACTATTAAAAATTACTATACTAAGGAAGAAACTGACCTAAGACTTGCACAAGCAGGTAAGGTTAAAACGGTAGATAATATTCAACCCGATAGTTCAGGCAATATTACTACTGATCACTATACCAAGTCACAAACTGATCAAAAGCTAGGGAAAAAGATTACCTTCGTGAAATGTGATAGCCCACAAGCTGCACATGATGCTTCTATGAACCCTGCAGCGGACGGTTCAATAGTTTTTTGTGTCTATGATATGAACGATGAGCCTTCGCAAGCGGTTGTAGGTGATCAGAAGATCAATATCGAGTGGCTGTATAACCACTTGAACGACTTATCCACACAAGTGAGTGGATTGAGCAACCTACAATCATTAATTGCTGGCAAAGCCAACTCCGCTGACGTTTATACAAAAAGTGATACTGACGGTATTGTTAATAACCTGAAAACTTTAATTGCTAATGCTGGCAAGGTTAAGACAGTTAATAATGTTCAACCTGATAGTTCAGGCAACATTAATATTCCAGCCCCTGATTTATCAGGTAAGGCTAACCAATCTGACCTGAATAACACTAACAACAGAGTTACAGCAATTGAAACGGGATATATGAAAAAACCTACCGTAATTAGTAAAGCTGATTACGATAAGCTTGCTACTAAAGACCCAAATACGTTGTATGAAATAACAGAATAAAGAAAGAAGGCGACCGTATGGCTCTAACAATAAATGGCAAAAAAGTTCTAGGTTATGCTCTAGGCGAAAATGAATATCTTAGTGGAAATGGAGCAGAAAACCTAAATATTTTTTATATTGATGGTGATAATCACAGAGACTGGAACCATCAGTCTTTTACTATTGATATGACAAAATATTTTAATCAAGCTGATGCAAAGTATTCGGATGTTCAATATTACCAAATTGTTGTCAATTTACTTTATGAAGATTATTACAATAATGTTGTTAGCAATGATTTGATTACGCCATTATTGAAGCGCGGTGAAATAAATAACAAGCGAAGTCAGAATGAAGGCGATCCCGGAGCTATGTCAGTTTGGTTTACGGACAGCACCACATTAGCTGTCCGCACAAAATCCTATTATGACAATCGCTATTCATATACTAATCTGACATTTCAGGTGTATGGCTTTACTTCTCAAGATGTAGGGAGCGTTTCATAAGCGGCTAACTAATAATGGCATAATAAAGTAAACGCTCATGGCAAACGGTAGTCTAAGACTAACGTTTTTATGCAACGACAGTGAATAGCTGTCGTTTTTATTTTGGAAAGGAGAAAATTTATGCAATTTTTTGGTGATGGCCATAAATTTGTGACCGATGAAACGGTCAACGTAGATGCACCTATGTATCATCGAATTATGAAGAACGACACTTGGGCAGATATTCTTGGCGTTGATAATGTCGGACATAATGTGTTAATTTCCTTAAGAGATGATACAGACAATAACATTCCTAATTCACCAACAGCAGGCGGGAATGGAGCTGGTGTTGCGTTTGGCGGTATGGACACCAAAGGAATACTAACAGTGAGTTGGTTAAATCCCACTGCAAAAATTTCCGCTGGGAATGCTGATAAGCCTCAATGGTCAGAAGAGATTGCTTGGAAATCTGATATACAATATTTACAACAGACAATGCTTAAATGTGTGCCTCATGTAAACTTGCTTCAAAATTCGGCTGGGCCATTTTTCCCTCAACCCGATCCTGAAAGCAACTCTCAGCAAACGGATGTTAATGCAATCGACCAATGGCAAGTTTTTCTAAATAGTACTGTAACTTTAGTAAAAGGCGAAACTTATACATTGTCAGCAGCGACAAATGGCGTTTTTAGTAATGCTCATGATCCAACTAAAGCAAGTAATAAATGCGTTATTTGGATAGGTCCACCTATTAACATGGTAATTTCTGGTGAGAATACATCTGCTAATACATTTACATGGAATAGTGATACTGGCACATATCCACTTAGAGTTAATCGCTATGGCAAAGATTCGACAGTGAAATGTTGGAATGTAAAAATCGAACATGGAAGCCAAGCTACCGACTGGACACCGTGTCCACTTGATAGCTAACTATTAGTAAGGCTTACGTTTATGAAGAACGACAACGGACCGCCACCCAAGGCGGTTTTTTAATGCAAAAGTTACTTAATTTAAGTAAGAAAGGAATTTTAAAATGGCAGAATTAAACGAAACAACATTCTGGATCTCTGGAATTATTAATGGAGAATACAGAGAATGTGATGGTCCATATACCACCACAAAAAATATGACTGATAAGGGCTATCCATATGTCCTTAAAACACCTAATCCAAACTTTACACATCAAAAGTATGACTACATAGCTCATGAATGGGTAGATACTTCAAGTGAAGCATTACTTCATACTGTGGAAGATGTTCAAAATGCTGTTACTGAATTAAAGTCAAACAGCCAATCAAACACTCAATCAAATAATGAACTTGATAAGAAATTAGATAAGCTTACTACTTTAGTTACTATGTCAAACGTTCAAACCGGTAAGTTGATGCAAGAAGTGCAAGACTTAAAAAAACAAGCCCAAACTGCTACTCAACCTACTGAAACAACACAAACAACCACAACAGCAGAGGAAGGAGGTAACAAATAATGTTTGAAATCTACAAATTTGAGTTCGATTGCGGTTTTATCAATCAAGATGAATTAAGAAGTTACATTGATATGGGCTTAATTACTCAAGCTGAATACCAGGGAATCGTTGGTGGTACCAATGAAGAAGTTAAACCAGTGGAAGGCTAAATTAACAGTTAGAAATTGTGAGCTGTTAATTGGTCTTTTTATTTTGGGTAAAGGCACTTGGCTGTTTCATGATAGCCATTACTTCATTTATCCTCCACAGTTTAAAAACATCGAAAATAGCAGATATATTGACTGTACATTGATCCTATTAGGGATTTTGCTCATGCTATCTGCTTTTTTGATTCCTTACATTAATAACACCAAATATAAAATCGTGTTAATCATTGCAAGTAAGGTGTTTCTTGTAATAGTTGGTATTGTTTGCATGATTTTAGCATTATTGCAATTAACACACGGTATCTTTACACCATACTATCGAATGGGGCATAGTGCATGGGGAGATCTGATCATCTTTGGCTTTGTATATCTAACCGCTTGTGATGCCTGAAATGGGGTGTCCTTAGTGAATTGGGGATATATTATTACAGCAATTGGTGGTGTAATCAGTGCAATAACACTGTTTTATAAAGCTTTTAATAGCAGTAAGCAACAATCACTCACCACGTTGCTTCAACAGAAAGATGAAGAGATTAAACAGAAAGCACAAGATGCTGAAATCTACAGGAAGAAATGGCTAGATGCTGAAAAAGATAATGATGAATTAAGAAAGAAGTTAAAAAATGACAATTAATCAAATCATGGATTTAGTAATCACAATTGCAAGTGTAGCTTTGGTAGTAATCGTAGCTATTTACACTAAAAATAAGGTGGAAATTGACCGTAAAGCCATGCAAGGCAATCAACTTGCTAAAGCTGAACAGTTAGTAGCTAAAACAGTTGAACCACTCGTATATCAAGCTGAAAAGGATGGTGGCGATGGTGATGCTAAGTTTACTCAAGTATTAAACACTGTACTTGGTATCCTTGATTTAGCTCACTTACCACATCCTTCAAGTGCATTTATTAGTGGTGAAATTGAAAAGAGTGTAGCTACTATGAAGCAAACTCAAGGCTTAATTGATACTGTGGAAGATAAACCAGCTGATACTGATAAGAAGGTTGATACTAATGCTTAAAATGGTTGATGTATCATCATACAGCCCACGTTCATTTGCCACTCTATCCATTGCAGATATAGTTATGACTAAAGCTACTCAAGGTACTCACTATGTAAATCATTATTGTGATACTGACTATCAACATGCTAAAAAAGCTGGTAAACAATTAGGAATTTATCACTACTGTGAAGGGGGCAATCCTGAAAAGGAAGCTCAATATTTCTACCACAACACCAAGAATTACATTGGTGAAGCTGTTCCTGCAGTTGATTGGGAGAGCAATGAAAATCGTAGTTGGGGTGATAAGAATTGGGTAAAACGTTTTGTTACTGAATTTCATAGCCTTAGCGGCGTATGGTGTTTGATCTATGTTCAATCATCTGCACTTAATCAGGTTGCTAACTGTTCTAAACTTTGTGGTCTTTGGGTAGCATGTTATCCAAGTATGAATTGGAAAAGCTGGAGTATTCCTAAAATGAATGTACCAACATTACCATGGAAGACTTATACAATTTGGCAATTTACAGGGGACAACATGGATCGTAACTTAGTTAATACCACTGTTGAAGGCTGGAAAAAATTAGCTAAAGGAGATAAATCTGCATCACATCCACAGAAAAAAGTAGAAAGTAAATGGCAAAAGAAGTCAGGCACATTTACACTAGGACAAAAATTAAAGCTTCATAAAACGCCACACATTGAATCTAGCGCCATTGCAGAATTGTCTAAAGGCAGTGAAATTAAGTTTGATGCTACTTTGCAAGGGCCACTTAGACTGTGGCTTAGACAACCACGATCAAATGGCTATGGCTATATCGTAGCTAAAGATAAATATGGTAAACTACTAGGGAAAATTGAATATTAAATAGAAGGAAGTGAAAAAAACAACCTCTCTAAATTTATGCTTAAAAGCCACTCTGGACGTTTTGTCTGGAGTGGCTTTTTTGCGTTATAATATCTTTAGTTCATTTATTTACCCCACGGGGAATGTAAATTGTAACTATAGAATTAAAATTCTATGTTTTATTTAACTTACGAGTACAAGAACTGCCTGGGATTATTCCTGGGTAGCTCTTTTTTTATTCAAAAAAGTATAATAAATTATACTAAAGTTCTTTACATGATACCAAAATGCGATATTATAGTGTTGTAAGGAAATAAAACATAGAAATGAGGCATTCAAATGAAACTTCCAGAATTACTAGGTAGCGAAAAACAAGTTAAATGGGCTAATGACATCAGACAAGAATACATTGACCAACTTGCCAAAGATGAAAAACTAGTTGAAAAGTATCTTGAATTGAAAGAAAAGTCAGATGATGGTTCTAAGGAATTGAAGGATTTAGAATGGAAGATTCGTGCTAGCCTATTTGCTGATATGGATCAAAGCAGATTCGGTAGCTTTATAACTCCTGTCATGGGTGCTGATCTTGCTGACAAGCAAGCGTTTGAAGATAAAGTACAAGATGACACCGAAGGTTACTTATTCGCTGACTTTTCCAGCAAGGAAGAAGCTGAAAAATGCTACGAACAAGTAAAGCAAGACTACCTCAAAGCAGGCGGTCAAAAGGTATGGAACTTAAGCGCTCGCTATAATGAGATTACTGATAAATACGGTTTTGGCGTTGAAAATGAAGAAACCGACAGTGCATATCAGAAGTGGCAAAAAGAAGCTGAAAAGGTTATGTTTAACTACCTCAAGATCCGCTGGAACGATAAGATCACTAATGAAAAATCATCTGCTTGGTATATTGAACACAGACTTAACAAGAAATTCTAG